TCGGGCGTCGGTGGTTTCGCTGAAGCGTCTCTGTATGATTATATGGGTATTCCTACTAAGAAGGATGGTTTACCTGTGAATTCGCTGCATATGCGTGCGTATAATTTGATTTGGAACCAGTGGTTCCGTGACCAGAATTTGCAGAATTCGGTCACTGTGGACCTTGGTGATGGTCCTGATACTGCGGCTAACTATGTTGTTTTAAAGCGTGGCAAGCGCCACGATTACTTTACCTCTGCGTTGCCGTGGCCGCAAAAAGGCCCGGCAGTGAATATTCCTCTTGGCGGTAATGCGCCCGTTAAGGGAATTGGCTTTCAAGCTACGCCGACTATTACGGCGAGTGTTTCGGTTCGTGAGAGCACGCCGCTGCCCAACCGAGTGTATGCGTTTGGCAACAATCTCGGTGGTGGCGGTTTGTCTGTGGAAGCTGATGGTACAGGTTCGGCGACTGTGAAGCCGTTGATTTATGCTGATCTGACGCAAGCGACTGCCGCGACTATCAATCAATTGCGGCAAGCGTTTCAGATACAGAAGATTTATGAACGTGATGCGCGCGGTGGTACGCGTTATACTGAGTTGATTCAGGCTCATTTTGGTGTCACTTCTCCCGACGCGCGTTTGCAACGTTCGGAGTATCTTGGTGGTGGTTCAATCTTGTTTAACGTGAACCCTATCGCACAAACCGGTGGTAGTGGAGCGTCTGGTACTACAACGCCGCTTGGTAACTTGGCGGCTATGGGTACTGTGTCCACTAAGTCGGGTTTCACTAAGGGTTTTACGGAGCACGGTGTTCTTATTGGTTTGTGTTCTATTCGTGCTGATATGAATTATCAGCAAGGGCTTAATCGTATGTGGTCGCGTCAGACGAGGTTCGATTATTATTGGCCCGCGTTGTCGCAGATTGGTGAGCAGTCGATTTTGAATCAGGAGATTTTTGCAGTGGGTACGACCGGCGGCGGTCGTGTGCAGGATTTGGCGACGTTTGCTTATCAGGAGCGGTATGCGGAGTATCGTTATAAGCCGTCGATGATTACCGGGCAGTTCCGTTCGAATGCTACGACGCCGCTTGATAGCTGGCATTTGGCGCAGAATTTTGCGGCATTGCCGTTGTTGAATAGTACGTTTATTGTGGAGAACCCGCCGGTTAATCGTGTTGTGGCGGTGCCGACTGAGCCGCGTGTGTTGTTGGATTGTTATTTCCAATTGATGTGTGCGCGTCCGATGCCGGTTTATTCGGTGCCGGGCAATATTGATCGGTTCTGATCATGGGTATTTTCGATGGTATCGCTAGTTCGATTTTCGGCGGGCTTACGTCGCTCGCCGGAGGTATTTTTGCGCAGGATAAAACTGATGAACGTCAGCAGCAGGCGCAAGCGTTTAATGCGCAGCAGGCGCAGCAGCAGATGGATTTTCAGGAGCGCATGTCGAATACGGCTTATCAGCGTTCTATGGCTGATATGAAGAGTGCTGGTCTTAATCCTATATTGGCTTATCAGAAAGGAGGTGCTAGTTCGCCGAGTGGAGCGATGGCGTCGACAAGTTATACTCCCGCGACGAATATCGCGGAAGGTGCCGTTAATAGTGCGAAAGCGGCAGGTGGTTTGTCGATTGATTTAGCGAAAGCAAAGGAAGAGGTGCAGAATTTGCATGATACGAATGATATGATAAAGGCGCAGACGCAAGAGACGTTACAGCGGTATTCTACTGGTGTAGCGGAAGAGGCGAAGAAGCAGTCTGAGCGTCATAATGTTGATGCGGATACGGCAATTAAGATTGAGGAATTGCCCGTTCATACTGCGAAGAAGCTGGCAGCGGAAAGCGATAAGGAGGTGTATTCATCTGATGCTGGTAAGTTGGCTCGCAAGATTGGTACTTATGGTACTGAGGTGCAGCGTGGTACTAGTGCTGTTGGAAATCTGCCTGCTCTTATTGGTAGTGCTAATAAGGCAGTGAGTGATCGGTTTGGAACTTGGAAAGACAGAATAGATAGGGGTCACTGATGGCAAAGATGCCTGTGCTTAATTCTATGGTGTCGCTGTACAGAATTGATGTGCAGCAGGAAGTTGGTGAGAAGTCCATGACCCGTCAGGAGATGGCGGAAGAATGTGACATTAACGCGATCATGAAGCGTTATGAAAAGACCGGGATGATCCCGGTTGATAGTCATGGTGTGCCACAATATCTCGATCTGACGATGACGCCTGATAATCTTATGCAGGCTATGGATTTGATGATCGAGGCGGAAGCCTCGTTTATGTTGTTGCCCGCGGAAACGCGGAAGGAGTTTGATAATGATGCGATGCGATTTGTTGAGTTTGCTTCGAACCCGGATAATGTTGAGCGAATGCGTACCTGGGGACTTGCGGCGCCGGCGCCGAAGGACCCCGAGCCTGAGCTCGGTTCGCCGGAGCGTCCTATCTCGATCGTGCCAGCGTCTGCGCCTCAACCTGAGCCGAAGGCGAAGGCTTGAGGCCCACACAGTTCTCGTCTAGATGTAACTGTGTGGAGTGACACCAAATAGGAGGTTTTGATGAGACGTCGAGCAATGTCGAAGGCGCATTCGAAGCGGAATTTTCGGCGTACTGCGTCTAAGACGCACAAGCGCAATGTGCCGAAGCGTATTCCGATGCGTGGTGGCATCAGGTTGTAGATGCCTTGTTATGCTCCGATTACGGCGTACCGTGGTCGTGATGTCGGAAAGACTGGTAAGAGGGCCATTGTGTTCACGCGCAATGGCTCTTTTTCTGGTGAGCCTATCAAGCTGCCGTGCGGGCAGTGTGTTGGCTGTCGTTTAGAGCGGTCGCGCCAGTGGGCGATACGGATGGTGCATGAAGCTAAGATGCACGACCGGAATTGTGTTGTGACTTTGACGTACAATGAGGCGAATTTGCCTTCTGATCGGTCGCTTGTTAAGAGGGATTTGCAGTTGTTTATGAAGAGGTTGCGGAAGGAGTTTGGTAATGGTATCAGATTTTACGCTTGCGGTGAGTATGGTGAGAATACTAAGCGTCCCCATTACCATGTATGTCTTTTTAATTTCGATTTTGATGATAAGCGGTTCTATAAGCGTTCAAAGACGGGTGATAACCTTTATACGTCGGATAGTGCGGAACGTGTTTGGGGTAAAGGTTTTGCGGTTGTTGGTCAAGTCACATTTGAGAGCTGTGCGTATATTGCGCGTTATATCATAGATAAGATGACTGGACCGTTGGCGGTCAATTGGTATGTTAATGATGATGGAGAGGTTTTAGAGCCGGAGTTTACGAATATGTCCCGTCGGCCCGGTATTGGGGCCGGTTATTTTAAGAAGTATGGCGCGGAAGTTTATGCTCATGACAGCGTGATTTTGCGTGGTCTTGAGGTCCGTCCCCCGCGCTTTTATGATGTGATGCAGGACGCTATTGACCCTAAGCGGATGGAAGTGTTAAAGCGTAAGCGTCGGCGTGAAGCTATGAAGCATCTGGCTGATAATTCGCCGGAGCGTCGTCGTGTGAAGGAAAAGCATGCGGTGCTTCTCCTCAATATGTGGAAGAGGAATGTGTCATGAAGTTGTTATTGATTTCGGTGCGCGATAGCGTGTCGGGTGCGTTTACTAACCCGCAATGTGTAAGGTCTAAGGGTGAGGCAATTCGTAGTTTTAGCGATGCTGTCGGTAGTAAGGACAGTTCGTTTTGCGCTCATCCGGCCGATTATACGTTATATATGGTCGGTATGTTCGACGATGTGAGCGGGAGTATTGAGCCGTTGCAGGATGTTGAGAAGTTGATTACTGGCTCTGAGTGCCAGGCCGCTCGAGCTGAGTGACTCTTGATCGCCCGAATCGGGCGTGAAGGGGACCGGCCTTGGCCGGTCCCCTTTTTCTTGCTACTTTGCTTCGGCAATTTTGTTTTTCAGCATTTGGAGCGTGCGCTCATGCTGTTCGTATACACTCTTGATGGTGAGTGTTTTTCCTTTCATGTTCTGTTGCCGTTTGGCGCTCGATATGCTTTGGTCGAGTGCGTCGAGCATGATTGTTTTCTCGTCTGGAGTAATGTCGAGTTTCGGCATGGTAGTATCCTCTTGTTGGGTTACAACGTGTTTGAGTGTAGTGAGTGTTGAGGTTTGGTCAAGTAAGCGGGTGTGGGGCGCAGCCCCACGAATGCCCTTCCCTGGATAGCCACTTATAGGAGGTTTGAAATGTCTGGAACTGGTCGTTCTAATATGCAGCATCAGTTTGCTCAGGTTCCTAATGTTCAGATACAGCGTTCTAGGTTTGACCGTTCTCACGGTCTTAAGACTACTTTTAATGAGGGTGATCTAATCCCGATATTCGTTGATGAAGTTTTGCCCGGCGATACTTTCAGCTTAACGGGCAATTACTTTGGGCGTCTGTCTACGCCCTTGCATCCATTTATGGATAATATGTATTTTGATACTTTTTTCTTTTTCGTTCCTAATCGTTTGATCTGGAATAATTTTAAGCGCTTCTTTGGCGAGCAGGA